CGTAGTTGTAGTCAACGACAAAGGTCAGCTCCTGATGGGCAGACAGATAGACGAAGAATACAGATGGTCTTTTCCTGGCGGCCACTTAGACGAGGGAGAATCCTACGAGCAAGGGGCACTTCGCGAACTCAAGGAAGAGACTGGTTTGATCATCGATGCAGATAAGCTTTCGATTTTACACGAAAGCGACGATCAAAAAGTATACATCGCACGATTAAGCAACACTCCTGGTTTTCACTCGACATCCGAGCTGTCAGATGTTGGTTTTTATGACTTAGACGCAATAGATTTCAACAAGTTGCGCGCCTGCTGTGTAGAGACCATGATGCACTATCTTAAAGGTGGTCTAAAAAAGAGTAAACGATCTATAAGCGACCTCATGAAGATAGAGCAACTTGAGGTATTGTCCAAGAACATCATACGCACAGGTCAAGTAGCAGACGCGGTCTATGAGTTTCGCCACGGTGACGCTATAAGGCTTGTCGGCAACGGTGTGTTCAGGATGCTCAAGCGAGGCGTCGACGGCATGGGCGACGACGACATCAGAGACATACCGTTTGGCAGCTACACTTTACACGTCAGAAAGCACGCCAACGACATCTACTCTGGCAGGATCGACGACGGTTTAAAAACGATACACCAGTTCGTCAACCGCTCGCTTCCTTCTCTGACAGGCGAGCTTATGAGTGTTTTCGAGTGGTACAACGACGACGAGCATGAACTCGAGATACACGAAGACAGCGACCTAAGCGACGACACCATAAGCGATGCTGTCACTAAGATGGTCCACAACTATAGAAGCTACAACATAGCCGACATCTACGACGAGATGGAGTCTATACGAAGCGAGATCCGCCACGGCAACGCAGTCGATCTGCAGCAAGCAGAGCAGCGTATCATGAGCCTTTTCGACAAGCTCGAAGAACGCATGGACATCTTCAGAGACAAACACAACTCACTGGCTCAGCGGGCCGGAGAAGAGATCGACGAGATCGAGGAAAAGCTTCTTGCTCTTCAGGCTAAGATCGACGAGATGTCTAAGAAGCCGTCTAAGATGGAGGCTTTCTCTGCAGATCCGCCGAACCCATCAAAGATCATCGAAGAGTACTACGAGTACCTGTCGCGTCCTAGAGTTCTTATAAAGCCAAACGGCCACATAATCATAGACTTCGGCGCCGACTGGACAAGCGACGACAAGACCAATTTCCTTACCGACATGAGAGCGAAGGCACTCAAGGACAGCAGATGATCTCGCACAGAATCAACGGCCTTCGTCAGTATCTGCAATCTATGGGGCTTAGACCTTCTGAGGCAGACGATGTCTGTCGAAGTGCCATGCAAGAGATAGGCGACAGGATGAGGCTCATAGTAGAGTCTGCGGTGTCGGACGCCGAGAGTCAGGGTGTCGCAATGGGGGCAGACGAGTTTCTCTCTCAGATAAAGCTTGATGCAGACTCAGGTTACGTTCAGATCTCGACCGACTCAGGCGAGCTTGACTTCAGCCTTCCTCCTACGCCGATGCTGCCGTGGCTCCTCAAGAACGCCAAGATCGCAAAAGATGGCTCTAGGTACAAGATCATACCGATCGGTGCAGCAGGAACCCAGAAGCCCAAACCTGCCGCAAAGGACATCGCTGCCGGCCTCAACGCCATATCCTCAGAGGGATCCAGCGTTGAGAACATGGCTCAGCAGATGGCTCAGGCGTTTACAGCAGGTGCGCTCAAGCAATCTCCCACAAGACAGGAGCCTAGAGCTGCGGGCGAGGTGAGCTTCCGAGTTGCATCAGACAAGCAGGACCCGACCAGGCAGTGGGTTGCGCCAGCCAAGGACCTTGATCTTACTGGGATGATAATGGACATCAACAGCAAGATACGGCAGGACATCGACAGAGCCTGCGACGACATCTTACTCAAATATCAACTGGAGGCAGAATCATGGCGTTCGTGATGCCAGAGATAGCGGTGCAGCGACTACTGCAGTACGGCATACAAGAGCTCAGGAAGGATAAGCCTGCCTTCGAGGAGATATTCGCCTATCAGATCGATCACCCTCTGGTGGAGGACGCGTACGGTCAAGAGTACGTCGACAAGATCTGGACCTGGTTCACCACAGAGCGTATCAGGGTGGTTCAGGCGTGGATATTGAGCCCGCAGACAGTGCCGTGCTTCAGCATACATCTCTCTAACGAGAACGAGGACGAGTCCAAGGCCGCCATAGGCGATTTCTACGGCGAGGGAGAAGACGGAGACATAGGCATCAATGCCTTCAGCACGCTCGTAGACATAGGCATACACGGCAGCAAGGCCGCAGATCAGGTCCTGTGGATGTACTACATAGCTTCTTATGTGCTTTTTAAGTATAAGCAGGTTGCCAGAAGCTTGGGCATCGAGATTCAGACCTACAGCGCGTCTGACTGGCAGAAAGACTCCTCCAAGATGCCTGAGAACATCTGGACCAGGTGGATGAGGATGCGGTGTACCGTGTTCAACACCTGGGGCGCAGACGAGTATCAGACCATAACTGACGTAGAGACAGAGACTACACCAGAAAACGCGTGAGGTATTTATGGCAAAAAAGAACAGTGAAAACATCGACATGAAATCTATAAAAGAGTACGAGCGAGCGATGCGCTCGAAGGCTGTTCAGCCAAGCGAGGAGAAGGTCGAGTTCGACTCATGGTGGGCAACGAGATCGCCTGTCTTGAACCAACCTAACCACCTAAAAGAGATCCTGAAGGCAGACGCCAAGGCTAGAGGGCTCGGTAAAGAAGAGACCCTAGATCGCTGGGACTGGGCGGCAAGACAGTTCGGTCTAACTCTTTAAGATGCCTAAGCAAACTTTCACATGCTCAGGGTGTGGCGTAGATGTCGAGAAGTATACATCGCAGTTAACCAGGACAGACGTTGTGTTTTGCACCTTGTCTTGCAGGAACAGGCGGTACAAGAACGTTGTGCCTGATTGGCATCCGCCTAACTACAAAGAATACAACCACATATGCAGCGTATGCGGGTGTGAGTTTACGACAAACGGGTCAAGCTTTAAGGCAAGTACCAGGACAGTGTGCGGTGCCGTGTGCAGAGGAAGGATCGCCAGAAAGGGTGCCATCCTATCAGACAGCACGAAGGCTAAATTGTCAGAAGCTGCCGCTAGGCAGAACAAGAAATATAAAAGCGATATCGAGTACATGCGCAAAGACGGCCTGCAGGTGTTCATGAAAAGCAGATGGGAGGCATCGTACGCCAGGTGGCTCGATGAGTCAAATATAGCGTGGACGTACGAGCCAGAGTTTAAACTTAGCAATGGAAAAATATACTTACCAGATTTTTTGCTAGAAGACGGAAGCGTGGTTGAGATAAAAGGATATTTCAGGCCAGATGCTAAGGTAAAATGGGATATGTTCTGCGAAGAGTATCCGAATATCAAAAAGAGTTTACTGCAGAAAAACGAGTTAAAAGAGCTGGGAATCATATAAGAAGGAGCAGCCATGGCAATCAATGTATCGTTTAACGGGGCCACGATCTACAAGCCCGGCGCATACTCTAGGACCCAAGTGGACCTCAGCGGCAACGTTCCGCTAGGAGCCGCAGGTCTGATCGCCATCTTCGGCGAAGCAGATGCAGGCGCACCTGGCTCAGCAGAGACCAACATCGCAGACAACTACTACACAGCAGATCGTCTCGTTGAAGCCCGCAACAAGTACCGCAGCGGTCCGATCGTAGACGCTCTCAACTTCTTGTTCTCGCCAGCAGCAGACGGCGCGATCCCAAACGGCGCCTCTATCGTCTGGGTCTACAAGACCAACGCTTCTGTTCGCGCCAGCTTGGCTCTTTCTGGCTCATACGGAACCATCAGGTCCTCTGAGTGGGGCGTAGGCGGGAACCAGATCTCCGCTAAGATCCTTGCGAACTCAGAGTCAGTTCCATCTAAGACAGGATCGGTTCCTGCTGCGTTCGGCGCAGCGCTCAACGGAGCGTCTTTCAGCGCACGCATCAACGGCGGTGCGGCTGCAGTCTACACGCTGTCGACCACCTCTGGCGACCACGCAGACATCGCGACTCTTGTGGCAGAGCTCGCTGCACTTCTTCCAGCTGCGTTCGACGTATCGGCTTCAAGCGGCGCACTTCGCGTTCAACTTGACGCAGCCTCTACTCAGTTTCAGCTGGGCTGGGGACGCAGCTTCGAGCTGATCGACTCCACTCCTGGCGATCTCGCCAAGCTCGGCCTTACGGCAGGTCTGGTTGTCGCCTCGTCTGAGCCGAGCGCCACGATCACGCTGAACCAGAAGCGAGACCTGCTGGTCGAGTCAGACACGCTCGGCGGAAACGTGGTCATGTCAATCGGCCGTGACCCTACTGTCGGCAGCGTAACCTCTGCTTCTGTAAGTGTAACGCTAAACACAGTGACCCTAACCGACTCCGCTGGATCGATCACGTTCGACAAAGCGGCATTCGTAACGTTGAAGCAGCTTGCCGAGTCTATATCACTTCAGCCAGGATGGTCTGCTGAGGTCGCTAGCCCGGTCTACAACCAGCTTGGCCTTAGCGTGCTAGATCGCGTGTCTGCCGTAGGTGCTCTGGGTTCTGCCGGCACAAAGCCAGCTCGCTTGAAAAAAGACGCCTACGAGGTCCAAGACTTCTTCGCTCAGTCCAACGTTGCAGGACTCGTGAGTCCAGCTTTCGTCGGTCTTCCTGCTGCCTTGACCGAGACACTTCTGTCAGGCGGAGCAAAAGGCCCGACCGTGACAAACGACATCGTTAACGCGCTGTCTAAGTTCGAGAAGTTCCACGCCAACTCCATCGTTCCTTTGTTCTCTCGCGACGCTACAGCAGACATCGCAGACAACCTGACCGACGCGTCGTCCACGTACACGATCGACGGTATCCATCAGGCAGTAAAGACGCACATCAGCCTCATGAAGACCACCAAAAGAAAGAGCGAGCGCCAAGGCTACCTTTCCTTCAAGGGCACGTACTCTGCATCCAAGGACAAGGCCGGTAACATGGCCGATGCTAGGCTTCAGATGATGATCCAGGACGTTCGTCAGTCTAACGCTCAAGGCGTTATCCAGTGGTTCCAACCATGGGCGATGGCTTGTCTTGTGGCCGGTGCTCGCGGCGGTGCCCCTATCGGCCTTCCGCTGACGTTCAAGTTCATGAACTGCTCTGGTATCCGTCAGACGTCTCAACCTATGAGTACTCCAGAAGCAGACATCGTTGTAGGCTTCGACCCAGACACCCAGTACGACGACGCCATCTTGTCAGGGCTCACGTTCATGGAAGCTCCGCGAACCGGTGGTTTCCGAGTGGTCGTAGACAACACCACCTACGGCATCGACGATAACTGGGTCTACAACCGCGCCAACGTTCTCTATGCCTCTGATATCGTTGCATACAACTTCCGCAACATCATGGAGAACCGATACGTCGGTGTCAAGAACACGATCCTTGCAGCAGAGGTCAAAGGAACAGCGGAGTCCGTGCTCGCCACGTTCCTCGCACAAGGCATCACGGTCTCTACCGACGATGCACCGCAGGGGTTCAAGGACCTCAGCGTTCGCATAGACGGCAGCACGATCTACATCACTGTAACGATCAAGCTCGTAGAAGGTATCGACTTCATCCTCGCAGACATCACGCTCCAGCGCGCCACCCAGACGGCTTAACCCGCACGCCGATCGGTCACGAAGCCCCTAGCTAGCCTAGGGGCTTTTACATTCAGCGAAACTTGACATATGGTAATATCTATCTATGGTGCAGTCGCGCGGTGCGATGCAACCCTAACGTATTTGGGCTCTAGGGTCCCAGGAGACATTAGACATGGCCGGTATTAAGCCAGCACTGATCACAGGCAGTAACGCTAAGATCCAGATCGACGGAAAGACGATCGCCTACGCAACCGACATCCAGTATTCGGTAGACACAGCAGTCATCCCGGTCGAGGTTATGGGACGCTACGAGGTAGTGACCAACGAGCCTATCGCGACAAGCGTAGCCGGATCTTTCACCGTAGTAAGATACTCAAGCGCAGTAAAAGACTCAGGTCTTCCTAACGCAAGCGCCACTGGTAACGGCGTAGGAAACCTCGCCGGAAACATGGCAAACGCCTTCAACCCTGGTCAGATGCTGTCGACTCAGACCGTAGACATCATCATCTATCAGAAAAAGAAAGAGTCTGCCACTGCAGCAGGCGACGTTCAGGAAGTTCTCAAGATCACGGACTGTCGTCTTACTAGGATGAGCGGCAGCATCAACAAGCGCGGCATCCTTACCGAAGGCTACTCGTTCGTTGGCGTACTGTTCGACGACGACTCCTTTACCGCTTCTGGCTCTGGAACCGGAACAGACCTTACCTAACAGCATAGGTGCGTAGATGGCTAGACTGGCTCCGTTCTTTGTAACCGGCGCGAGCTGCAAGATAAAGGTCAACGGAGTCACGTTAGCCTACGCAACCAATTTCTCTTACTCTGTGAGCATACCGCACGCTAGGCCGAAGAACCTAGGCAGCTACGAGTCGAGCTCGCTGGATCCTTTGAGCTACGACGTGAGCGGATCGTTCGACGTGGTTCGATACGTCGACGGCTTAAAAGGCAAGATGGCTGCACTCGGATATTCCGTGCCTGACGGAGTAAGCGACCTAGGCAACGGCATCGGCAGCTGGTCCACGGCTGCGGGTAAAGCGCCTTCTATAAAAAACATATCCAGCAACGACGGTCGAGCAAACGAGTCACTGGATCCTTCTAGGCTGCAAGACGCGATAACGTTCGACATCGAGATCTACCAGAAGCTTCCCGACGGAAACCTGACCGGCATCGCCAGGGTAAGGAACGCCAGGATCACGGCGATGGGCGCTAGCCTAACCAAGCGCGGCACGATGATCCAGAGCTTTCAGTTCGCAGCGCAGTATCTGGACGAAGACAGCTTCATAGCAGACGCTTCATCCTCAGGAGCTTGACGTATGTCTGGTCAAAAAGTAAGACGGAGAGGTTTTGGCCGCAACTCAGGCAACTGGAGAGAGGTCGGCACACGCGCGCTCTTGAGAGAGTTCACGAACGCAGCCGCCAATGCTATAGCCTTCAACCGTCCAAACGCCAAGTACGGAACCGGAGCTAGGACCGTCGTAAAGATAAACGACCAGATCATAGGCTTCGCTTTTCAAGTGACCTGGAACGTTCAGAACGAGACCTCGCCCATATACACCATAGACGACATCGCACCCTGGGAGATCGCGCCCAAGCGAGTGTCTGTCACTGGGACGCTCGGGCTCTTTCAGGTTCCAGGAAACTCGCCGGTCAAGGCGGGCATCATGACCGACCTTGGTTCATTTTTGGCCAATAAATACATCACCATAGAAGTCAAAGACTCAGCGACAGACGCCATACTTTTCAGGACCACCACAGCCATGGTCACCTCGCTTCAGGCAGACGTCAACTCAGAGAGACTTTCTACGTACTCCCTTTCCTGGAGAGCCGTAGGCTGGCAAGCTGAGGCCACGTATACCCCTCTAAAACCAAACGCATAACCTAGTATAAGATAATTGGAAAATTTTATCTTGCTAGGAGAGACTCATGGATCTTCCAAAGAAAGAGCGCACCTTTGGCTTCAGCTACGTCAGTGACGAGAGCGGCCTCACCTACGACGGAACCTTCACCGTGAAGTGTAAGCTCAACGTTGCCGAGAAGTACCAGCTCGAGCTCGAGAAGAGCCGACTGATGTCGGATATGGCCAACCCAAGCAACGGGCTAATGGGTATCGCTATAGCACTCAGCACCCTGAGGGTGAGGATCGTAGACGGCCCTAACTGGTGGACTCAAGGCAAAGGCCTCAACATCGAGGACGAAGACGTTCTCGTGGCTCTGTTCGAGCGCGTTGAGACTGAGTGCATGGAGTGGCGCAAGGAGCTCTCAGAGCGAGCGGCTAAGGCTCGAGAAGAGTTGGGAAAATAGAGGCCGACTTAGGGTCGGCTTTCAGCGATATAGACGACATAGTAGAGCACATAGCAAGAGAACCACTGGACAACGCAGCATCTCAGATGCGGTTTCTGATGTCTTGGTGGTCTAAGACATACTCGAGACCTCTCAAAGACCCGCTCCTGCAAGAGTACACGCTCGAAGAGCTCTACTACGAGTATAGGGATCGAATAGAGCGAGAGAAAGCCGCTATAGAAGCAGCAGAGGAAAAAGCTGATAATATAGAGCAAGAGAAGATCGATGAGACTCTTGCCTGGGCAGAGGCTGAAGAAAAAGCAGAACGTGAAGGAAAGACCGACTCCAACGGCAACACGTGGATGCCGTCTGAGGAGGACAAGGCCTGGATGGAAAAAGAGCTTCAGCTGGCTAAACAAGAGTTCGGCGATGACTTCGGCGAGGACATCAGCGAAGAGTTTTAAACATGGCCAACGACAACGACAACCGCCCAAAGAACCCTATCCTCTCCAGGGAGCCGAACTCTCTGGACAAGATAGGGTCCCGCGACTACACCAAATCACATCTCTCAGACATAGCAATGATGGAGCGACGCGCTTCGATCGAGACGGTCGAGATGCGTCGCCTTCAGCAACGTATGGCAGACATCGATCGCATACGCCAGGAAAACGCCCGACGTGCGGCGAATGTTCTGGCTGGGATGTCGATGCCAACCGAGCAGATGTTTCGCGAAGCCGGCGTTAGATCAGAGGTCGCGAGCGAGATCATGACGAAGATGTCTGGTGCGCCGAACCAGATCGCGTCTGCTTACACGACTGCAGTTGGCCAATTTGATGTCAAGCTTTCTGGCAGACGATCTCAGTACGAAGAGCAGCACTACAAGCTCAAAGAGCTCGCGCAAGTGAACGCAGCAAGACTGTTCGCAGGAAGGGTGATCAGCGTCGCTGGATCCGAAGCTGGATTTAAGACACTGGGGCGCGATCCTAACGTTATGGCTGAGGCTGAGCGCTACGCAGGCGTGGCATCAGACGTTCAGCTGATGAGGGGCTACGAGCGCACGCGCACAGCTCGACACCGTGCAGGCATAGAGCTAGAGCAAGCGGCTCAACTCATATCGACTCCTGGCGGCCAAGAAGAGTATCTCAATCGTGCTCAGATCTTCGAAGAGAAGCGAAGAAAAGAAGCCGCACTTCAGCAGGCCATGGGGCTTCAGAACAGAAGAGGCATCAGCGTCTCAGGCATGCAAGAATCTGGTGCTAGGATACAGGCTGCGATACTAGAAGAACAGCGACAAAGCGCACTAAGTCAGCGCGTTTCATCTGGTGCCACCGGATCGCTCAGACAGGAATCAGCGGAGTTAAAGAACAGAGAGCAAGAGTTCCTGAAGACACTCGCTGCGCTCAACGAAGAGTTCAAGCGCACCGGCGACGTCTCAAAAGATATGCGCGAGGCCTTCAGCGCAAACAAAGATGCGCTCAAGGAACAGAAAGATCTCGTAGACGAGATGAAGCGCCAAGGCGGAGGCGGAGGCGGAAGACTTGGCCGCATGATGATGGGAATAGACATAGCGAGACAGGTTGTAGGCGTAGCTTCTTACGCCGGCGTCGGTGCAGACGTAGAGCAGATGAACGTTAGGCTCGGCGCCGCGCAGTTCGCCAACCAGCGATACACTGACCAGTACGCTGCGTCTCAGGGCGATATGGCTGCTCTAAGGAGAGCTATGACCCGACAGCAAGACGCAGCCGCTGCTTTCGGTAGAGCCTACGGAAACAGAGCAGTCACCGCAGCAGGAGCAGACGTAGGCTTAGACGTGGCATCGGCGGGATTAAAGGGTTTCGCTATGTACGCGTCCGGCGGACTGCTTGCCCCTGTGCTTGGAGCAAGCACGGCAGGAGACATCGCGTCTGCTACCACAGGCGCCACAAGGATAGGAAAAGGCATCACGTTCGGTCAGCAGCAGCAGCTGTCTGCTCAGCAGTACCAACAGCTCATGGACACCGTCAACCAGGTCCCTGACGTCACCAGACAAAGGTTCGTAGACTATCGAATGTCTGCTTATCAGTCGATGATGGGCGCTGGATCTGCTTTCTCTGGAATGTACGGAGGCGCAACCTCTCAGAAAGCAATAGAGACACTAGCGGGTCAGGGTCTGACACCAGAAGAAGGCGCCGCGCTGTACGGTGTCGGTGCAAGAGCCATCGGTGCTCAGTTTACCAGAGCCGGTGCTGGAACGCAATTGTCTACAGTATCTAGAGCCGGTCAGCTTCAGTCGCTCGGCGTCATGAGCGCTCAAGAGTACATGGGCAGAATAGGCCAGATGGCACAGACAGGCGGCGGTCAAAAAGACGTAGAAGACGTTCTCGCGGCCGCAGTTGCTCGAGGAGTCGACGACGCGAAGTCTTTGAGCGGCATGTTCGAGTCAGTTCAAGCTTTGTCTAGAGACGCCGCATCAAAAGGCGTAGGCGTTGCACCTATCGTCGGCGCTCAGATGGCGTTCGGCATGCAACAACTAAAAGATCTTCCTAGAGACGAGATGCTGAAGCAGGCACAGGTTATGTCTGGTCTAGGCAGACTGTCGCAGATGGCCACTACAACGGGAATAGACTTTGCCACGATGTCGGCCATGGCAGGACTTGGCAGGATTTCGCCTGGTTTGTCGAAAGATCCGTTAGGAAGAGCGGCTATTCTATCTACTCCGATAGAAGTTATGCGAACTCAGATGAGAGAACTTTCTAAGTACGAGGGAAAAGAGGTTCCTGCTGGTGTACTTGCTGGACTACAGGCGCCTTCGGCTTTCGTTAATGAAAAAGGCGTATATGATCCTGAGATCACAAAAAAGATAATAGCAGAAAGACTTACCTCACAGATCGCAGGCAGAGCTGCGGGCTTAATATCTCCAGAGCAGTTGTCTAAAATAAGTCAAGCAATAACTTCAGGCAAGGGCATTGAGTCTTTAGATAAAGAAACTATAAAAACTATAAGAAATGTATACGGTGCTGGTGCTGCTGAGTTTATGGCATTCGGCGGCGAAGGCGAAGGTGTAGAAAGAAAAGGTCTAGGTCCTCTCACTGGCGGAGCAGAGTCTGCTAGACGCATGAGAGAGTCTCAAGCTAGAGGTCAGACCAGTCAGATAGTAGACGCTGGACGACTTGCTGGCGGCATGGATAAACTCGCCGACGCGATATCGACTCAGATGGAGAGTGTCGTCACCAGCATGAACGCTTTGACGGCAGCGACCGAAAGCGCTAAGGCAGCCGAAGCCATGAAGCTTGATGCCAGTGGATTCGATGCAAGTGTAGGCAAGTTCGATATCGCCGTAGATAAGCTGGTCACGGCGATAACGCCGATGCTTTCCGGCAGCATGCCTGTGGATCAGAGATTCCTTGACAGAACAAAAGTGCAAGGTAAATAAGGCGGCACAAAGTGGCGACGATAAAAAACC